GGGTTTTCGCTGGCTGACCTTCATTCCAATGCTTTGCACGCCAGTCTGGGAGCGGTTTCTTTCGGTGGCCTACGCGGCCGGCGCAATCTCCGAGCCCGGGCCGTTCCTCGCCGAATGGACGCCACCCGGCTTTGGCAGTGTCGATCCGTACAAGGACTCGGTCGCTACCCTCAACCGCCTCCGCACGGGCACACTGACGCTGCGGCAGGCGATCGCCGAGCAGGGCTACGATCCCGACGCACAACTCGAACAGATCGCCGAAATCAACCGGATGCTCGATGAGCGCGGCATCGTGCTCGACTGCGATCCGCGCCGCGTCACGCAGAGCGGCACGCAACAAAAACTGCCGGTCGCTGAACTGAAGCGCGAGTTGTGCGAGATTTCACAACTTCTTGATGACGAGGAACCTCAACATGACCCCAACGAGAGAACGGCTGGAAGCCCAGTTTGAGGCGCTGGCTCCATCCGACCACGACGAACGCACGGCGACACTGACCTGGTACACGGGCGCGTCCGTCCGCCGCTACGACGGGCGTGGCCCGTTCGAGATGCGCTTCTCGATGGAGCCGGGTGCGATCCGCATGGGACGTCTTGTGAGCGGCGCTGCGCCGCTATTGAACTCTCATCGCGACTTCACCGTCGACGACGTCATCGGCGTCATCGCCCGTGCGTGGGTCGAGAACGGCCAAGGCAAAGCGACGGTGCGGTTTTCGAAGCGCGCCGACGTGGATCCGGTCTGGCAGGACGTCCAGGATGGCATCCTGCGCAACGCCTCGATGGGCGTGGCGGTTCACGCGGTCGAAGATGTGACGCCGCAGGGAGCGGCAATGCGCCAGGTACTGGTGACCGATTGGGAACCTGAGGAAGTCTCGCTCGTGCCCGTCGGCGCCGATCCGGGCGCGGGATTCAAGTTCGAACGGGCAACTGGCCCACAGGAGCAGAAGATGGATGAAGCCATCGTTACCGCCGCGGGCGAACAGGCCCGTGACGAACTCACCACCAACCTCGATGCCGAGCGCCAGGCAGCCGCACTGGCCGAACGCGCGCGCATCCGGGAAATCGAGAAGGTCGGGCGCACGTTGAATGTCGATGTGCGCCTGGTCGCTCAGCATGTCGAGGCGGGCACTTCGATTGAAGAGTTTCGCAAAGTGGCGCTCGACGATGCGGCCAGGCGGGGCGAGGAGCCGACGATCCGCAGCGCGGCCGCCGTGGTCACCCGCGATCAGGCCGACACTCGCCGCGCCGGGATCATGGCGGCGCTGTTGCACCGCTACGATCCGGCGGTGTTCCCCTTGAAGGACGAACTCGGCCGCGACTGGGCCGGGCAAACGCTGCTCGATCTGGCGAAGGAGTGCCTGGAAACTTCCGGAACGCGTACCAAGCGGCTGCCGCGCCACGAGATCGCCAAGCTCGCGCTGTCGACCTCCGACTTCCCGTCGATCCTCGCGGACGTCGCCAACAAGACCCTGCGGCAGGCTTATGAAGCCTACCCGCGCACCTTCCTGCCGTTTTCGCGGCGGCGCTCGGCGGTCGATTTCAAGAACATCAACGCCGTGCAGTTGGGCGAAGCGCCGAGCCTCCAGAAGGTGAACGAGAAGGGCGAATTCACCCACGGCTCGATCGCCGAATCGAAGGAGACCTACAAGCTCGCCACCTATGGCCGCATCGTCTCGATCACCCGGCAGACGATCATCAACGACGATCTGAGCGCCTTCACGCGCATCCCCGCGGGTTTCGGCGTGGCGGCGGCGACGCTTGAAAGCGATACGGTGTGGGGCATCATCACCTCGAACCCGGCAATGGGCGACGGCGTGGCGCTGTTCCACGCCAACCACGCGAATCTCAACACGGGCACGGGCAGTGCGCTGGCCTTGACGGGCCTGGGCGCGGGCATGGCGGCGATGGCCAAGCAGAAAGGCCTCGACGGCATCACGGTGCTGAACGTGCAGCCGAGATATCTCGTCGTGCCGGTGGCGCTGCAACTGGCGGCCTTCCAGCTGATCGCGCCGAACCTGGCGCCGGCGAAATCGGCGGATCTGGTGCCGGACTACATTCGGGCCTTGACGCCGATTGACGAACCCCGGCTCGACGCGGCGAGCACGACGGCTTGGTATCTGTTCGCCTCGCCCGACCAGATCGACACGATCGAGTACGCCTACCTCGAGGGCCAGGACGGCGTGTACATCGAAACCCGGCAGGGCTTCGACGTGGATGGGGTCGAGATCAAAGCGCGGCTCGACTTCGGGGCCAAGGCGATCGACTGCGCGGGCTTCAAAAGAACGTGGGCAGCTAACAGGAGGCTTGATCAATGAAGAACTACGTGCAGAAGGGCGAGACCCTCACTCTCACCGCGCCGTATGCGGTGAGTTCGGGCGGAGGCGCACTGATTGGCTCCATCTTCGGTGTGGCCGCAACCAATGTCCCCAACGGCGAGGAGGGCGAGTTCGAGGTGGCGGGCGTCTTCGAGCTGACCCGAGAGGCCGGCGCGAGCACTGGCTGGTCGCAGGGCGCCTTGATCTACTGGAACAACACGACGAAGGTGATCACCAAGACCGCAACCAGCAACAAACTGATCGGCGTCGCTGTGAGGGCGGCGGCCGATGGAGATGCCACGGGCCGCGTACGGCTGAACGGGGCGTTCATCTCCTGATGACGTTCCCGGATGCGGTGAGCCGCCTGGACGATGCCTGCCTGCGGGTCTTCGGGCGGGAAGTTACCTATCTTCCTGAGGCGGGCGGGCAGGCCACCATCCGCGCGGTATTTCAACCGGCGCGGGAAGCTGAGGACGCATCACCGGGCGTCTATGCCGTTCTGTTCGTCCGGTTTGCAGACTTACCTGCCGCGCCCGTGCGTGGCGACGAGGTCGAGATCGAAGGAGCCCGATACAAGGTCTTCGACATCGAGGCCGACGCCGAGGGCGCCGCCGTGCTCCGGCTCCGCAAGGCCGGCTGACTTCCGGAAAATCTTCCGGAAGTCGGACTTCCGCCAGATCTGGCGGAAGTTTGCAACTTGTGGGCAATTGCGCACAAGTTCATTTGAGGCGATCGATGCCAAGTGTCCGTGTCTACCAGAAGAAACAACTGCGACTCGATCTGCTCAACTTTCGCCAGCGGCAGATCTATGAACTGGGCGCGGCGGGCGTCACGGCGGTGAAGGCGCGAGTCGCCGCTGCCCAAGGTCCAGAGGATTCCGCTGCCAAGCCACTCACCAAGCGCTACGCGATCTGGAAGGCGCGGAAAGGCAAGGGCAACCGGCGGAATCTGACCTTCTCGGGCGACCTGCTGCGCAACTTCCAGGTCCGCACGGTCAGCGAGAACCGAGCGAAGGCCAACGTCTCGACCCGCAAGGACCGGATCAAGGCCCGGGCCAACCAGAAGCGCGAGGCGTGGATGGTGTTCTCGCCGAAGAACAAGGCGGCAGTCGTGGAGGCAGCCCGCAAGATGCTTGATGCCATGAAGTCCCGCCTGCTCGTCGAGGGCGCCCTGGGAGGGAAGCAGCGATGATCAACGCAGCGGAACTGGTCGACAACCTGGTCGCCCTGCTGCGCGACATCCCGGAACTGGTCGAGGAGATGGAGGGCGACGCCGAGCGGATCTTCGCCTATCACGATCAGTATCCGAAGCGGGCAAGCCTTGCGGCGGCGATCCACGACATGCCCGCTCCGGGAATCATGGCCGCCTGGCAGGGGACGCAGCCCTCGAGTTTCGGCGGCGTCGATGTCTGGCGGCACCAAGTCACGCTGTACCTGCGTGCGCGCGAGACCTTTGACGGCGACCCGCCCACGGCGTACCACCGGCTGTTCCGGCTGATCACGAAGGGTGTGCCGGTGTCGGCGGGTGTGCCAATGCTCAACGCCACCGTCCATCCGTCGTGCCAGCCGATGGACCTGCCGCTCATCCAGCGACAAACCGACGCCGAGGGGCTCGACTATTTCGAGGCGCCGCTCAGCTTCATGGAGATGGGAGATGACTGAAACCGTGTTGATGCGCTCGCCCGATGGCGAGGTGCAGGAAGTGGAAGCCACGCCGGCAAAGATCGTGCCCCTCATGGTACGCGGCTGGCGGCAAGTCACGGAAGAGGAGGTAACGCCTGATGTCCGTCGCGCGGATGCAGGAAATCCAGATCTGCTTCGGTAAGCAGAAGCAGGCCGGCATTGCGACCGCCAACACCGGCGTGCAGATGTGGCAGTTGCGGAAGCTCAATGCCGCGCTCGCCAACCCGAAGCTGAACACCGAAAACGACGCCGAGGAGTTCGGCAAGGGCCACGAGTTTCCGACGCAGTCCTTCCAGACCTCCTGGGACGTGAACGGAACGCTCGAGAAATACTTGGGCGCGGAGATCGGCGCCTGGGCGATGGCGTTCGGCCTGGGGAAAGTAGTCAAGTCGGGCACGACGCCGAACTTTACCTACACGTGCACTCCGCTGTTCCCAGCAAGCGGCGATGCGGCCGAGCTGCCCTACTTCTCCTTTGTCGAGCAGATCCGCCCGGGCGCGGGTGTCGTCGTCGACCGGATGGCGGTGGGCTGCGTCGTCGAAGGCTGGACCATCTCGATCGGCTCGGGGCCGGGCCGCGCCAACTCGAAGATCACCGTCGAGTTCGTCGGCTCGGGCAAGACCACCGAGCCCTCGGGCATCACCATGCCGGCGGCGACGGTCGAAAAGCTCCTGCCGTCGGCCTCGCTGGCACTCTCGATCAACGGCGTCAACTACGTCTCGAACAAGAACATCGTTTCGCTTGAAACGTCCTGGAAGAACAACGTCCGGCTGGACGGTGGCTTCTATCCCGGCTCCGGCTTCCAGACGCCGGGCGAAGGCGCAAGCGGGGCGATTCGCGGCCGCCTTGAGTTTGGAAACCGCCAGGGGACACTGCGCTTCGTCGCCCGCTTCGAGAACGGTTCGACAGAACTCACGAAACTCAAGAGCCAGACGACGGGCACGGCGGTCCTGGCGCTCACCTACGACGCGAACAACTCGCTCGAAATCAACTGCCACAAGGTCTCCTTTGCCTCTGCTGAGGTCGGCGAGACGGACGGCATCGTCACCGTGTCGGTCGAGTGCCTGCCGATGTGGGACGAAACCAACGGCATCGTCTCGGCCGTGGCCAAATGCAACGTGGACGGGATCTGCCAG